AGATGAAGAGCTACAAATGTTATTTGATAAAGTAATAGATGTAGCACAAGAATTTGCTGGGTCTGGTCCTGTTGAAGGTCCGGGTTCAGGAGTCTCTGACAGTATACCTGCAAGGTTATCTGATGGAGAATTTGTCTTTACTGCAAAAGCTACAGAAGAAATCGGAGCTGATGAATTGATGCGTATGATGAAAGATGCTGAAGCTAAAGCAGATAAAAGACAAGAACTTAATAAAGGAGGAACTCTAATGCTTGAAGAAGAATTACCAGATGATACATCTGATATTGTTTCTGATATGCGTAAAGTTAATCCTAGATTTAGTTCAAATCAACGATAAAGCTACCCTATTAGCGTAGGCACTTTATCAAATAAAAACCGAAAGGCTACCTTTACAATACAAGCCCTCTAGTCGACATAGAGCTACCTTGTAAACAAAGCCCCAATTAGGAGAAAAGAAAATGACTAATAAAGTCCAAAAAGAGGAAACGCCAAATCCTTATAATGCAAAAAAAGAATGGCACACAGAAGATAAACCTTTTGTATCATCAGAAAATCTTTATTTTGAAGAACCTTCTGAAAAAAATAAACTTTTTAAAAGCAACGATGTTACTGAAATTGAAGCTGAAGGAAGTGTAAATAGAGAAGAACTGGAAACTAAAAAGGATGTTCCTTATAAAAAACCAGATTACAAAAAAAGATATGATGATTTAAAAAAACATTATGATAATAAACTTAATGAGTTTAGACTTAGAGAAGAAGAGTTAATAAATCAAGTTAATCAACCTGAATATAAAGCTCCTAAAACTGAAGAAGAACTAGAAAAGTTTAAAAGAGATTATCCTGATGTGTATGAAGTTGTAGAAACTGTTGCACATATGCAATCGGAGTCTAAAGCAAAAGTTCTAGAAGAACGCCTTAGTAAACTCCAACAGCGAGAACAAGAGTTAATACAAAAAGATGCAGAAAAAAGGTTAATGGAAAAACATCCTGATTTTGAAGATATTAGAAACAGCGATGACTTCCATGCATGGGCAAAAGAGCAACCTGATTCTATTCAAACTTGGATATATTCAAATGCTAATGATGCCGATTTAGCTTCTCGTGCTTTAGATTTATTTAAAAAAGATTTTGGTATAGAACCTACAAAGACTAAGTCATCTTCTAAACCGACTAAATCTGCTGCTGATATGGTATCAACTAAAACAACAACAGTTGAACCTAAACAGGAAAAGATTTGGTCAGAAAGGGAGATTGCTGCTATGAGTATGGCAGAATTTGATAAGTACGAACAAGACATATCAGATGCTATGCAAGAAGGCAGAATCACAAAGTAAACTATAACTTAAAGGAGAAAGTATCATGGCTCAATATTTTGAACCGTCAACCGATACCGATGCTAACTTTGCTAACTCCGTAAGTGGACAAACTAATAGTTTCTTTTTACCTTCGGTTTACTCTAAAAAGGTTTTAAACTTCTTTAGAAAAGCCTCGGTAGTTGAAGCTATCACCAACACAGATTATGCTGGTGAAATTTCTGCTTATGGAGACTCAGTAAAGATTATAAAAGAACCAGTTATTTCTGTGTCTGATTACACAAGAAATACTGATACAACTGAAACTAGACTAACAGACCAAGAAATTACCTTAGTTGTTGATAGTGCTAAAGCTTTCAAATTCATCGTAGATGATATTGAAACAAATATGTCACATGTTAACTTCAAAGAAGTAGCTTCTTCAAGTGCTGCATATGCATTAAAAGATTCATATGATGCTGCTGTTATTGCTACTATGTTCTCAGGAGTTTCATCTTCATCACCAGACCATGTGTTAGGTGCTGATAATGCTACAGACTTAGGTGCTGGAGTATATGATGGAACTGGTAACATAGATTTAGGTGTATCTGGTGAAACAGACCCTCTAGACCTTTTAGCTAGAATGGCAAGACTTTTAGATGAACAAAATGTACCTGAAGAAGGTAGATGGTTTGTCGCAAGTCCTGACTTCTACGAAGTTCTAGGTCAATCAGCTTCTAAATTGTTATCTGTAGACTTCAACGCAGGTCAAGGTTCAATTAGAAACGGATTAGTTTCAAGTGGTAAATTAAGAGGATTTGATATGTACAAATCTAACAACATTGCTAGTACATCTAATGCTGCTGGTAAATGTATGGGTGGTCATATGTCCTCTACTGCAACTGCTAATACTATTCTCTCAACAGAAGTGTTAAGAGACCCAACATCGTTTGGTGATATAGTAAGAGGTCTTCATGTTTATGGTGCGAAAGTACTTAGACCTGAAGCAATGGTAAGTGCATTTTATGGCATTGATTAATATCAATTCGGGGGAGGCTTCGGTCTCCTCCATTTTTTAAAGGAAAAAACATGAATTACAAAAATAAAAGAATGAAAAAAGAAGGTGGTGGCTACGCTGAAATGATGAGAAAGAAAAAAGGTCATGGTGGTCGTATGAAGTATGGACATGGTGGAGAAGTTATGATGGAAGGTTCTCAACCTAAATACAAAGGTACACCTAAGTGTATGCCTAACTAATGAAAGTTAAAGCACCAAAAGGCTACCATTGGATGAAACAAAAAAATGGTAGTTTTAAATTAATGAAACACACAGGAAAGTTTGTTAAGCACAAGGGTGCAAGTTTAATGGCAAATTTTGCAATACAAAAGGTACATAAAAAATAATGGCTACAACATATCTAGATTTAAGTAATGAAGTTTTAAGAGAACTAAATGAAGTTGTTTTAACTTCTGGTAATTTTGCAAGTGCTACAGGCATTCAAGCATTTGTAAAAGATGCAATTAATAAATCTATATTTGATATAGCTAATGATGAACCTCAATTACCCTTTTTTAGTGCTGGTGTTAGTGGAGGTACAGACCCTTTTTATGGTAATGTAACAGTAGCAACTGTAGCAGGAACAAGATGGTATACTTTAAAATCTGATAGTTCTAGTATAACCACAGATTATGCATCTGTAGATTGGGATGATTTTTATTTAACAACAATAAATGTAAGTGGTGAATCAAGTCCTTATGTTTCTAAAGGATTAAAATTTTTATCACTAGCTGATTGGAAACAATATTATAGAGATAGTGAAAATGCAGATGATGCAGAAGGTTCAGATGCTGGACATGGTGAACCTAGATATGTTATTAAAAGTCCAGACCATAGAAAGTTTGGACTAAGTCCTATACCAGATAAAGTTTATAATGTGCATTTTTATGCATTTACAAAACCAACAGCTTTATCAGCTTTTGATGATACTATTGTTATGCCTGAACAATATAGTAATGTAATAACAGCAAAAACAAGATACTATGTACATCAATTTAAAGAAAATTTACAACAAGCTAATTTTGCATTAAATGAATATAAAAAGAATCTAAGAGCTATGAAATCTAATTTAATAAATCCAACACCTAGAAATATGACAGATGATAGGAGATATTTTTAGTGGCAGGTTCTCAACCATTTTCAGTACCTTTAGGAGGTGGACTTAATAAGTCTACAAATTCTTTAGCTTTATTACAAACTCCCGGAGTTGCTACTAAGTTAAAAAACTTTGAGGTTGCAACAGAAGGTGGATATAGAAGAATAAATGGATATACTTTATTTGGAGATACTTTACCTAATTCTACTAATGATGTAGAAGGTTTATTAGTATATGCTGATGGAGTATTAGCTGTAGTAGGAAATGATATATTTTTTAGTCAAGATGGAGAAAGTGCTTGGCTACAATTAAATAAAGATAGTGTTTCAGCAAGTGGAGATAACTATTCTACCTTTAGTGGTAGAAGTGAATTATCTTTAACAGGTGTAGACCAATGTGAATTTGCAGTATTCGAAGGTACTACAGATTATGGTGAAGTAATTATTACAGATAAAAGTGGTAATAACAAACCATTTTTATTTAAAATGACAGGAACTTCTGCTGATTTAACAGCTAGAACTTTTTTTGCTAGTCAAATAACTATAAGTGGTTCTACTAAAGCTAAGTTTTGTACAATACATGATAATCATTTAGTTGTTGCTGGAGACCCTACAACACCTAATACTGTTTATTATAGTGGTACTGGAGATGTAGATAGTTTTAGTAGTTCAGGTTCAGGTAGTGTAACATTAGAAGATAAAATAGTAGGATTAAAAAGTTTTCGTAATGAACTATTTATATTTTGTAGAAACTCAATATTTAAGTTGCAAAATATAAATAATTCTAGTACTGTTGCTGTAGTACCTGTTACTAAAAATGTAGGTTGTTTAGATGGAAAAACAATTCAAGAAATTGCAGGTGATTTAATATTTTTAGCACCTGATGGTTTTAGAACAGTTGCTGGTACTGCAAGAATAGGAGATGTTGAGTTAGGTACAGTTAGTAAAGCTATACAACCTATAGTTAATCTAGTAGCTGCTGCTGCTAATACTTTACAATTTAGTAGTGTAGTATTAAGAGATAAATCACAATATAGAATGTTTTATAGTTCTGCTAGTGATACTACAGCTACATCAAAAGGTATTATAGGAACATTAAGACCTAATGGATTTGAATGGTCAGAAACAATAGGAATACAAGCACCTGCAATTACATCAGGATTTGATAGTTCTGGATTAGAAAAAGTTTATCATGGTGATAGAGATGGTAAAATATTTAATCATGATACAGGTAACAGTTTTAATAATGTAGCTATATTAGCTGAATATCAATCACCTGATTATGATTATGGTGATTTAGGAACTTTAAAAACTTTAGATTATGCTAAGTTTTCATTTACTCCTGAAGGAGACTGTCAACCTACATTAAGATATAAGTTTGATTATGATAGTAATACTACACCACAACCTGTAGATATAGTATTAGATTCCATACCACAACCTGCTTTATTTGGTAGTGCTGTATTTAATACTGGAAAGTTTGGAGCTTCTGAAGTACCCTTAGTTAGACAAACTTTAACAGGTAGTGGACATAGTAATTTTTTTAGAATTTTTAGTGAAGATACTAATGCACCATATACAATTAATGGTATCTATATAAATTATAGACCATCGGGAAGACAATAGAGGAGATATAAAAAATGGCAGGATATGTAAGACAAAGTTCATTTAGTGATGGAGATACCATTACTGCTGCACTTTTTAATAATGAATATAATCAATTAGTAAATGCTTTTAGCGTTACTGGTGGACATACACATGATGGTAGTACTACAGGAGATGGTGGACCTATTTCAAATTTATTTAGTAATGCTTTAGTATTTGGAACTAATACTAATAATGATATTGCTATAACATTTAATGCTACATCTAATGATGGTGTATTAACATGGAAAGAAGATGAAGATTATTTTGAATTTTCAGATGATTTATTAATTGCAACAACAGAAAAAATACAATTTAGAGATACAGCTATATATATTAATTCTAGTGCTGATGGTCAATTAGATTTAGTAGCTGATACAGAAATACAAATAGCTGCAACAACTATTGATATAAATGGTGCAGTAGATATTTCAGGAGCTTTAACATTAGGTGGCACAACAATTACATCAACTGCTGCTGAACTAAACATATTAGATGGAGTGACATCCACAGCAGCTGAACTTAACATTCTTGATGGTGTAACATCTACAACAGCAGAACTTAATATTCTTGATGGTGTTACTGCAACTACAGCAGAATTAAACATTATGGATGGTGTAACTGCAACTACTGCTGAATTAAATATAATGGATGGTGTAACATCTACAGCAGCTGAATTAAATATATTAGATGGTAAAGCTTTTCTTGATGAAGATGATATGTCTTCTGATAGTGCTACAGGTATTGCTTCTCAACAGTCTATTAAAGCTTATGTAGATTCACAGGTTACAGCA